CTTGATAAATCTTAAACGCTATCTTAATTCTTATAGAATGATTTCAGACGCAATTGATCTTCTTGATGCAGAAGTGATAAATCTTGAAGTCTACTTTCAAATAATTGCAGATCCTAGTTATAATAAGACAACATTGTTGAAAGACATAATAAAGTCTATACAAAATCAGCTCAATATAAAAAATATGCACATAAATCAGCCTATTGTTAGATCTGATATTACCACAACGATTCTATCCCATAAGGGCGTTTTATCTGTTGACAATGTAACGATTTCTAATTTATATGGTGTTGTCAAAAATAGACAATATTCTTCAAGCACATTTGACGTGAAGGCAAACACTAGAAATCAGATAATTTATCCTCCGGCTGGCGGAATATTTGAAGTACGATACCCAGAGGCAAACATAGTCGGCAAGGCAATTTCAAATGTATAGAACTCTAAAATCTGATAAAGATACTTACATCACAAATAAAGTCATCTCTGCTAAGTCTAGAGTTTCAGGTAACGTTGGATTAGCAGGTACAATTGATTTATTTAAGATATATGATCAAGCGCCTGATAGTGCGGGCGTCACGAATGAGATCTCTAGAGCTTTAGTGCATTTTGATCTACAATATTTAAAAGATCTTTATTATTCAGGAAGTGTAGATATTTCAGATGATTCATTTTTTTGCCGCATCTCGCTAAAAGATGTTTTTGGCGGTCAACCAACACCCAGCGATTTTACAGTCAGCGTATTTCCGCTCTCAGCATCATTTGAAGAAGGCTTAGGCAAGGATTTAGTTTATTATTCTGACGTAGATGCGTCTAATTGGCTTTCTTCTTCCAGGGGCACGCTGTGGAATTCTGAAGGCTGTAGTTCTGGTGGAGGTTCCACTCAAACTTGTGATTTCATCACCGGATCTCTATCGATTAGCAATACTGAAGTAAAACAAATTTTTACCAAGGGCACTGAAGACTTGCTTGTTGATGTCACATCAATAGTGTCTGCTACGCTGACAGGTGAACTTCCCGATAGAGGATTTCGAATAACATATTCAGGATCTATTGAGACGGATTCAAACACTTACTTTGTTAAGCGATTTGCTAGTAGGCATGCCTATGATGAAACAAAACACCCAAGACTAGTTTTTGGATTTGACGATTCTATCACAGACGACACACAAAATCTTACGTTTGATACTGACTGCAAGATCAACTTATACAACTACATAAAAGGCGATCTAATTAATCTAAAATCGGGTAGCAGTGAATTAACAGGTTCAAACTCTTTGAAATTAAAACTTGTGACAGAGACTGGTGGATTTTCTCTTACCTTCTCTGGCTCTCAATTTGCGCTTGGAATTAATTCTATTTCTGGCACTTATACGTCGACTGTGCATGTGTCTTCATCCAATGCTACTATCGCAACGAGAATACAAGAATCTGGTTCTGTAAAATTTACTCCCGTATGGATGTCAAATGACGCAACGTTGGTCTTTATTTCAGGCAGTAAAGTAGAGATGAAGAAACCCATAAGATCGTCTTCTGCCACAAAGAAAAAATTCTACAGAGTCGTCGTAACTGGCATCGAGGACAATTATTCAACTGACGAAGATATTTCTGCTAGAGTGTTCATCTTTGACGACAGTAACCCACAAGTTAAATTGGTAAAATTACCGACAGAACTACCAGGCATTGTTTTAGAAAGAGTTTATTATTCAGTTAGAGATGCTCTGACAGGTGATATTATCATTCCATTTGATGAAGCAAGAAACTCAACTAAGGTTTCTAGCGATGCTGATGGAATGTTTTTTGTTATTAATTCAAGTAGTCTTGACGCAGGCAGAACATATGCAATTGACATAATGGTAAAAATCAATGGTGTAAAGTCTGTGTATCAAGATGCGTCAACAACATTTAGAATCGAATCAAACAGTGAGTAGCACATACAAATGAAATTAGGAACTTTTAGCTCACCTTCTTTTGTTAAAGCTTTAACTCAAGATGCAAAACCAGTTGAAGCGTCAGAAGAATCGCTTGTCATTTCTGATGGAATTATTGACATTAGAGACGAAGATTCATTTAAATTTGATCCTTTACAGACGGCTTTAAAGAGTACTCAGCAGCTAAACATAGACTGGTCAAAATTTGAGAATCATACATTTTTCTCATCAGCAGAAGTAAAAGTAAATGAAGCTTTTAATCTTCTGATTAACAACTTTCCTTTTGATGGATCTGTCTTTGAAGTGCAAAAATTTCAAGACAAATTAACAGGTTATGAAAATTACCTATATGAAATTTTCCCAACTTGGTCAGGCGCACTTCATTTATCAGGAACTCAAGTAGATGAAGACTTTGACGGCACTGGCGGCACATGGATAAGCGTAGTCGATAAGTCGGGGTTTCTCTATCCAGATATATCAAAAAATAATAAAGGTGAAACTACAATAAATCCTGGGGCTACGGGTTCTTTTTCAATAGAAGCGCTGGTCCATCTGCCTAAGATTGTGAACTCTGAACAAGTACTATTTCAAAAGACTTCGACAAATTCCGATGGCTTTACTCTGTATCTGAAACAAAGTACTTCGATTGATTTTGTCACTGCAAGTTTTAGCATAAGCTCTGGCTCTGTGAGATCCGACACGACTGCTATCTTAAACAAGGGCATCTACAATCACATCTGTGTAATTTTTAATAGAGAAAAAAACAATCCTGAAGTTAATTTAGAATTTTTTGTTAATGAAAAGAGAATGTCACAGTCAACACCAGTACCTGCAGGCAAGCTTGACATAGACGCTTCAAATTTTTTAATTGGTACAGGAAGTGCTTTTTATGTAGGTAATACAATTGTTACACCTACTCAAACATTCAGTGGAACGCTTGATGAATTACGATTCTTTCATGGTGTAAGAAGCGAAGATAAACAAAAATTATATGCAAACAAAGGCATATATTCTACGTCCGATTTAAAGCTCTATTACAGGTTTAATGAGCCACCACCGCCACTTTCAAATTCAAATCAATTAACTTCAGTAGACAAGATAGTTCTAGATAGCTCTGGTAATTCACTTCACGCAACTATAAATAATTTTACAGGCTCACTCAGAGTAAATGTATCCTCAGACAGTTACAGCCCAATAAAAAATGAAAAAAAAGACTTTACTATAGTCTTATTTCCAGCTTATCAAGAACTCAAAAATCTTAATGCCAGACTCCTTCTTTCAGCAAGCCAGTATGACGCAGCAAATCCAAACTTAATTGTTAAGCTAATACCAAAGCATTATTTATTAGAAGGTGCCTTTGAAGATGGATTTATCAACGAAAAAGGTAATATAGGTAATTCTTATGGGGGTACAGGAATTCCTGGCGAGGGAGTGATAGGGTCAACGCATTTAATACTAACCTTCCTTTACATCTGGTCGAAATTTTTTGATGATATAAAACTTTATGTTGACTCATTTGGCACTCTAAAAACTGTAGATTATGATCTGATCGATACAGTACCAGATAATTTTCTCAATGATATAATCAAAAATTATGGCTTTTATCTACCGGGTTTTTTCAATAATTCTTCATTTGACAAATATACTGAAGATGACAATACAGAAAATACATACAGTCACGGTCTAGCTTTTAAGACTGTTGGCGCAAGAATCTTAAGAAGAATAATTTTAAATATCAATGACTTTATTAGGTCTAAGGGTACTCTTCACAGCATAAAATCCTTCTTACGATCTGTGGGTGTAGATCCTGACAACAGCATAAGAATTAGAGAGTACGGTGGTCAAACAACTAAGATGCTTGGTGTGGCTCGTTCCAAGAAGATCGAGCCCATAGCAGTTGTAGATTTTGTTAGCGGATCTTCTATTGCTATATCTTCACCAATGTCGGGCTCTCGAGTAGAGCCAGGTTATCCGACCCCGGCAGGTCAATTCGTCAAATCAGATGGAAAGATAATCGGAACGTCTAATCCCTCAGATGGCCTCTTTACATCAGGATCTTGGTCAATAGAATGTCTTTACAAATTTCCACCTTATAAATCAGACTTAATAGGAACGGCACCACAATCTTTAATGCGCTTAGTTGTGACAGGAAGTGAGACGGCAGCAAAGCCAGGATTAGTTGCCAACGTCGTAGCAACTAAAAAAACAATAACAACACCAGCAAAATTAAAGGCATTCATAAGACCGGGAACAAGCGCTTCTTCTCCTACGCTTTCTTTAACAATAGATCTATCTGGGTCTGGTATTTTTGACGGTGAGCGATGGAATGTCTCACTTTCAAGAAAGCGATCTGATAATTTTGGTTCGGACTATCTTTCATCAAGTTATTACCTAAGAGCTGGAAAGTCCAATTACGGTGACATAGACGAATTATACACGACTTCAGAATTTTTCTATGAAAAATATTCTACAGAAGACAATGTTTTTGAAGTCGTAACAGGTTCTTATAACGCATCAGGCTCGTATGTCGCAATTGGCGAAGGACAAACTTTCAATACTTCGATACTTTATCCATTTCTAAACAATACATCAGAAGTTGACAATGAAGCGAGGACAACAGCTTTTAGTGGTTTGGCATCAAGTCTTAGATTCTGGTCAAAGTTTATTAATAACAAAGAATGGAAAGAGCACGTTAGAAACTTTAAATCAGTCGGTGTTGCTGACCCTCGAATTAACTGGAACTTTACAACAAATGTTACTGGGTCTTTTGAGAAGTTAAGGATGGATACATTTTCAAAGCAGCTAGAGAGAAATGCTGATTTAGACGGAAATATCATATTTGTAGATCATAGCTACAACAACAAAGTTATGTCGGGTTCATTATTTGGATCTGGATCCTCGTCTGTTGTGACTGGTGATGTCATGGGCTACAGTTTTTTAACTCCAAAAATTGATGAAGCTTCAACTTCTGAAAAAATTAGAATCAGAGGCGTCACAGAGGTAGAAAATTTAACTGAAAATTCTTGGGCTATCTTGGGCCCTGCATATTCATCCAATGAAGGCTTCGCGCGAGAAGAACCGCAAGATGATCTTAGATTGTCTATAGAATTTTCTTTAGCTGATGCTCTAGATAGAGATATGGTCAATATGTTTTCAGATTTTGATATTCTTAGTGACGTGTTAGGCAAACCTGAAAATATGTTTTCACCTGACTATTCTGGTCTTGAGGTTATGAGAGACGTTTACTTTAACAGACTAGACGACAACATCAATTTTAGAAAATTTTTAGAATTTTATAGATGGTTCGATAACTCGGTGTCAACTTTTATAGATCAGCTAGTGCCAGGTAAGACTAGATTTAAAGGCACAAACTTCGTAATAGAATCTCATATGCTTGAAAGACACAAAAGAGAATTTTGGCACAGTGAAAATTATTTGGGTGATAAACAAAAAATTAAAGCTGATAAATTATTATTGCAGCAAATAGTCGGCGAATTAAAAAAATACTAGGAGCATACTTTGCCAGATCAACAAGCAGTTCCAGCGAACGATATTAATAATGGTCAGTGGGCACAAAACAATGCGTATGACAGCACACTGTCTAATGCTGTGACCTATGTCGTCATTGATGCAGATCAAGATTACTTAATAACCTCAAGACAGGCTGAATTACTATTTGATAGAAGATTTATTGATCGTTCTGCGCCCAGAACTTTGTCAGGTTCAAATTCAATAACCCAATTTTTTGGCATATCTTCAAGAAAAACAAGAGCTTCAAAAACAGGATATTTGACTAGCGCAAGTCTAGACAAGTTTAGGCAAGGTATTGAGTTAAAAGATCTAAAACAATGGAGCGCAGGATTTTATAAAATTTTGGCAGGGACGCCGGGGCATATTGTCAATCCTGTTTGCTTTGGAACAAATGAAGACAACAATAATACGGGCAATAATTTTTTTCAAGAATTAAATCTATTTAACCCAATTGAATTTATAGGCGCACAAGGTGCCGATAAGCTTGTAGAACAAGTTATTACTTTTCCCATAGTAACCGCTGATGCAAATCAAAAAGAAAATTACATCTTAAACGGCATCATAGAGCCTTTTCCTATTAGACCAATCATTTCTCATTTTAGCATATATTTTCCTGTTGAACCGCAAGGTATCAAGGCAAATTTTTCTAACAGCGACTCTTTGCAAAAAAAACAGAGTGATTTAGTAGAAAATATGCACGAATTTTTGCCAAATCATCGAAATAATGAACCATTTCTTGATGCAGCAGATGCGCTAACTATGACCAACGATACAGGAACTTCTAGAGTAGAAGTTGGTCCATCTCTACCTTATTTTATGACTGATACGAATTATTTGTCGCCATTTAAAGACGCTGTAAATGCCAGAGGCGATACACTTGAATCAACTCGAGCATATGACAGCGACATGCTCGCCGTCGTTAAGAAGTTGCCAAAACTTGGCTCAACGTATCTAAGACAAAATGAATTTTCAGGTGCGACAGGTTTTGCGTATAATGATTCTGTGCAAGGTGTAGATTCTATCGCCTTTGGAGGTCTAACTAGATAATGTCGTCAAAGCTGAAAAGACAGCCACCCGAGAGAGACTTCGACAAGTACATTGCTACTTTTCAGTCAGACCCACTTAAAAAATCTGTTGGCCTTAAGCCCGTCAACGACTTGGTTTGGCAGCAATTTGGCCCTATACTCTCTAGCAGCTATGGCTACGTAGAACACATACAAGAGCCT